CGCCTTGAAGCTGGCGGTGATGTCGATCGGGTCGTTGGCGAAGCCGTCGGTGGTCTGCACCCGGTCGACGCGAAACACGCGGCCGGCGCGGGCGTCGTACTTGATGATGGGGGTGAAGTCGCCGGAGGCGGAAGGCTCAGTTGAAAAACCAAATACATTTTGCGTTGCTTCAGACATCTATTTCTCCATGCGCCGCAATGAGGTCTGCGGCGGAACCACTCCGGATCAATCCCGGAATTGGATGTTGGCGCGAGATTAGACGCCGAAATGATCGTAAGCAAGCTGCCGCATGTGGGGCTGGCTCCAGTAAAAACTGTCTAGATCCGGCGTCACTATGGTGGTGAAGAACTTCGGATCGTCGCTGAGCGACAGAAAGTTTTCCACAGTTTTCGCGATCTTGAGCAGCGCCTCGCGATGCTCGCGCACGTTCTCAAGAATATACGTCTGGCATTTCTTCGGCGTCACGTAGGTGAGCCGGCCCTCATGATTGTCGCCGCAGTAAAGCGAGACCTGGCGCGCGTGCGGAATTTTGATGTCGCTCGGCATCCGCTCGGTGGTCTTGAGGTCGACGATGATGCCCTTGTCGAGCCAGCGGAAGTCGAAGAAGCCGACGACCGGCAGCTGCAGGCCGGGAAATTTTTGCGACAGATAGCCTTGAGTTTCGTCGGGCGCGCCGTAGGGCATCAGCTCGTCGAGCGCCATCGACACCATGTCGGGAATGTCTTCCCGGTATCGCTCCTTGCGCTCATCCGGCGACAGCGCGCTGACTGTGTCGTAGGCGGTGTAGGCGGCCTGGATGGCGCGCTTTTCAGTCTTGTCCATATTGCTGCGGTCTAAATTGGTCAGGCCGTAGGCGACGCCAGCCTCGACAGCGACACCACGATGCGCAGGAGCTCCGACCACTTGCTTGAGGCCAAGCACGCGTTCGAGCACGAACAACGCCGGTGAAGCCGCAAACTGGTTCAATGAGCTTGGTGAATGGTGGAGGTAGGTCGGGATCATAGGAGCTCCAAGATGTCTTCGATGTCGCCCTCTACAATGATGTAGTTATCGTCATCGCTGCTAAAATACAGCTTGCAAGTGTCATCGGGCAATTCGGTGATGAATGTTATTTGGGGGATGTTAACGAGAACATCTGTGCCGCTTGATCTTTTCAGTAAGACGAAATCAGCCTTGTCGTAGCTCATCGTGATGGTTCCTAATGGTTGGGAGTGTGGACGCATAAAACGCCAGCAGAGCAGCCTCGGCCCTGTTGTGGTCTTTCTTGCGTGAGAACAGTTGCGAGTGATCGGGGAAAGCCTCGATCGCCATTCGGCGCGCCTGTTCTTTGCCTTCGGAGCCGCCCTGAAGTCTCAAGGCCTTCTTCCATTTCGCCGGAGACGCCAGCATCGCCGGGATGCCGAGCAACTGCACTACGACGCGCGCCGTGGTGTAGGCCGATGCGAACCGCCAGACGCTGCTGACGCCCTCTTTGGGGTGCGGGTGCACGCGCTCGATAATGGCGATCTGAGGCTTAGGTCGTTTCTGACCGTCATCGAGGTGAGTAAGCATAAAATGCAATTGCGATGCGTTGACGTCGCCGTCTACGATCGGCATGTCGTGCACTGCAAGGTGCGGAGCGTTGAGGTCGTAGAACGCCAGCGCGCCAGTGATGCCGGGGTCGATTGCCAAAATGATCATGACCATGTCTTCTCCGGCTTCTGGTAAGACAGCTTGCAATGCGCCAGGCAGTACGGTCGATCGCCGTGCACCGGCTCGCCGCAGTAAGTGTAAGGCGACTGCTGGCCCGACGGCCAGCGGCATGTGGTGCGGTTGAGCTGCAGCATCGTAACTCGACCCAATATGATCGGCTCCGGCTCCGGCTCCGGCGCGATTGGAGGCGCCTCCAGCCGCCGAGATTTGCGGGGGTGTTTCTTCCGCGGCTTGTTCGGCTTGGTGCGCGGCGGCGGCGAGGCGCGCAGGGTCAGGCCGATGCGGCGGCCGCGTCCGATGCAGGCGTTGCGCGTCAACTCCAGGTCGAATTCTTGGTTCAGGGCGACAGCGATTTTAAGGAATGACATGCCGCTGCCGTGCAACTCGCGCAGGCGCTCATCAAGCTGCAGCGTCCAGACGATGCCGTGGCTCACCTGCGCACCGCCTTGGTTTTCTTCGCCATGTAATTTCTGATGCGATCGGCGGTCGGGATTTTTGGGATCCGGCCCTGCTCCATCCTGGCGATGAAATGGCCGTCGTTGACCGCTTCAAGGCCGAATTGCGTGCGATCGGTGTTGGTGAGCTTGCAGTACGCCTCGATCTCGTCGAGTAGTTCCTGCGCAAATGGATGCAGTTTTTTCACTTGGGGCCTATCAGGAGTGTTGGCGGCAACAGCACGCTACGGCCGATCGGTTTCCAAAGGTGCAGACAGAACGGGTGGTGATTGACGTATTCCGATTTCGGCGGATGAAATTGCAGCACGGTCTCGTCCTCGCGCCAGAATAGATCCTTGACGAAACACATTTCCAACCAGTCAGGGCAGCGATGTCTAAGCGATACGCTGACGTGCTCCCAGCCCTCGCCGTCACTGGCGATGACGGCCAGCTTGGCGCCCTTTGGGGCCTTCACTATGAATGCGCCGGTCAGACCGTAGTCTGGGGTTGACGCCAGCGGGCCCTCGCGGACACGGCCGGCTTCGATCACTGACGACACCGTTGTTCTCATGGATGCGTCATTTACATCAATAATGGCGCTACCGCAATCAACAGAAAGCCCCCGGCGAAGGGACGCAACGCCGAGGGCTCCTGCTCTTAGCTGGCCCGCGGGGGACCTTAGGGCAGCTTGAGACCGATGCCGGCGCCGACGCCAGTCACCCTTGCCGAGCCAGCCGTAATGGCTGCCCCGTTGCCGATGCTAGCCGCACCGCTGACCGAGCCCGCTTGCCCGACAGAGGCACCAACGCCAGCCGTTGTCGTTCCAACGCCCGGCGCCGTCACAGAAAAACCCGTTCCAATCTGTTGGGTCTGTCCGGTGGCCAACGAGCCGGCGACGGCATTGCCCTGAGTCTGGGTGGCCGCGCCGGTCAGTACGTTACCAAAAGTAATCCCGGTTCCGAGGTTGAACTGGGCCGCGTCAGCCGACGTGGCCAGAGCAAACAAGGCAGCGGAAGCTAATAGAAGTTTCTTCATAACAGTCGTCCTCACGTGAGTAGGTAAAAACAGCCGGCGGAATTGCCGACTGGCACTATCCGCCAGGGGCGTGCACCCCTGGCGAATTCCTTGGAAAGCGTTTTAACACGCCGTCATAAATGCCTTCGGCCTCCGCCTTAAATATCCACCAGTTAAATGACCCGTCGAGACTGTCCACAGGCTCGATCCCGGCGATGACGCACATGAACTCGGCCAGTTTCTGTGACGCTATTTCTCGGCGTTTTTCGTCGGTCATGTCTTGGGCGGCTCCGGCGGGGTCGGTGCGCCGAGCTGGGCCGGTTCGCTCTTGGGCTCTTGCTTGACCGGCTTGGCTTTAGGCTTGATCACAATCCGCTGCGCCGGAGGAAGCGCCGCAACGCGGGACCTGCGCGGCGCCTCCCCAGCCCAATGCAGGCATTTCTGCCTGCCGGCGTTGTAATTCAGACAATCCTTCTCGACGCCATCGCGGCCGTCGACGATGCGCAGCATGCCGTGATCCCCAGCGCCTGCCGCCATGGTGATGGCGACGCCGGCTGGCGCGACATAGACGCCGGCTGGGTAGGGCTGACCGACCGGCCAGTACTGCGCGCACATGTCTGGCATCGAGCGCCAGATATCGACGCGCTGACAGAGGCGCGCCACGGCTGCGGCCTTCAGGCCGTAGGCATAGAGCGTGCGGCTATCGAGCCGCGCCTGACAGCCCTCGTCGGCGTAGGTCGAACCGCCGCCGATCCCAAAACCTACGGCGGATACGGTGCCAGATGCGCTCCCCAGACAGGTTTCGAGACCGGCGGCAGCTAGGCCAGGGGCGACCATCGACGGCGCAGTCCGCACCGTCGTGGTGCCGCTGGATACGACGCGGGTCGTGGTCGCGCCGGATACATTTTGATTGACGTTGGAGTTGGTGGTGCCAGAGGTGTTGACGTTGCTGGTCGTGGTGCCGGAAAGATTAGTATTTTGGTTAACGTTTTGCGTGGTCGTTCCGCTGATGCGCTGATCAACGGTCGAGGTGGTGTTGGCTGGCGTGTTGACGGTCAGGCTGGAACTGGAACTGCCGCCCTGACCGCCCTGGCCACCACCGCCGCCTTGACCGGATATCGCTACGGCGCCCGACACGGAGGTGCTGCGAGCGGCGCTAATGCCGGTTCCGACGGCGGTGTTGCTCTGGGCATAGAGAGGCGTTGACAGCGAGCACATGAATGCCGCCGTCGAAATCAATTTCATGCGCATAGGACTGTGCTCCCCAAGGTCACAAATGTGAACGGTGTGACCATAGCGTGTTTTTAATGTGATCCGCTATAGCGCAGAAAGCACACTTGAAATGGGACGAAAGCCATCGTAGGGTTTCGATGGGAATAATCCCATCGAGGAGCAACCGATGCTTAAGAAAATCATTCTAGCGTTCGCCGTCGCCGCCGGCCTGGCCACCACGATCATCCCGGCCGACGCCGGCACAAACTGTTCTACCACCTGTTCCGGTTACGGGAACAGCCGCACCTGCAATACCTATTGCTACTAGGCGAACCCGGCGGGCGCCAATGCCCGCCATCTTTCTGGGGACCATCACATGATTAGCCTGCACTTCGCCGCCGCTCTGGTCAGCGTCGGCCTTCTGACCGTCATCTACGCCTGCATCGTCTTCAACTGCAAAGGATAAAAATGCCCTACAATCAAATCGCCATTTTGAAAGACCACCATCCGGAAGAGCTCGGCATGCTCCCGGATTTCATCAACCAGTGCGACCCGCGGCCGGCGCGGGTTCAGTTCGACGAAAACTACGCGCACGGCGGCGGCTGGCACCCGATCAAGGGTTTCTCGCATAAGGGGATGGTGCTGACCTATCCCGGCGATCCGCCGTTTCACCCGATCGCGATGTGGCCGCTGCGCGACGAGATGATCGTGGTGTACCGTTACGGTCTCGTCGCCATCTTCCAGGTCAAGGACGGAACTTTCGAAGTCGCGAGATTGGATTGATGACGGATCCGCTCCTACTACGCCTTCGCAATCCGGTCTATCTGGCCGTCGTGCCACAACTCGATGTTCCATTAGCCGTTGAAGCCATGAAAGAGGCCGCAGACGAGATTGAGCGGTTGCGGAAAATCATTGATCTGTTGCGCTTCGAAGTCGCGAGGATGAATTGATGACGGAACCAAGCATCAAGGTTGCTCAGGATCCGACCCTGCCGGTCGGGCGCTGCGTCATTATCCGGATGGCCGATTGCGCCATCCTCTACAGAGGCCGCATCGGCGGCCTCACCGAGGAGCTGCTTGAGCAGGACGGCACGGTGCTGGTGCTGAACCCGGCTGACTTCGCCGATGGCGAGGCGTTCTTCAAGACGATGATCAACTGAAAACGCCGACCGGGAGCTGGGGGCTCTCCGGCCGGCGCACTCTTCACACCGGTCCGACCATCACGAAAGACCGCTGGGTAACCTAACCCGGCGGTCTTTCTCGTTCAAACCTTACTTCTTGCTCGGTGTTGGAACTGGCACCACCGGAACCACAACGCCGATCGTCTGCCAGCCGTTTTGCGGCGTCCAGATTGCTTTCCACGTCACTTTGCCACCCGTCGGCGGCTGCCCATCTGGCGGCAGGGCGATCGGCGGTGTCGGCCGCCCGTCTCCCGGACCCCAAATATAAATCGGCTCCCAACCGCCACTGTCAGGCGGCAGCACGATCGGGTGTGAGGGGAATGCCGGCAAGCCTTGGTCCGGCTTCGGCTGTGAACCCGGCAGGCCTTGGTCAGGATGAGGCTGTGATCCCGGTAGGCCCTGATCCGGATGCGGCTGCTCACCCGGCAAGCCTTGATCGGGATATACAGGCGCGCCAGGGGGCAGCGGGTAATAGATCGGATTTTCCGGATGGGGCAGCATCCACTCTGGTGGCGTCGGGGTTGGCTGCGGTCCCGGCAGTCCCTGATCCGGTCGCGGCGGTTGTCCCGGTTGTGGCTTCGGAAGTCCCTGGTCAGGCTTGAGACTGGGATCGAATGGGGTAACCAATGCGATAAACGATTTGATCATCGTGGTCTCCTTGATGGTTTGAGGGACGGCTCAGCAGCCACGGCACACACCGGGGTTGAATGGTTCAGCGGGTGGTAGGATCGGCTCATTTGACGCTGGGGAGGTGAAACCCGCCACCGCCAAGCACCAGCTGTACCAGCCACAGAATAGCGATTAGCGCAACGATGACCCACAACAGCTGAATGACTTTCGCCGGGATCGGCAGCCCGATCACATCGCGCAACACGAAAATCACGAGATAGATGATGATCGCCAGAATGCAGATGTAGATCAGGAACGTGATGACTGAGGCCAGCATGGGACTACTCCCTTTCCGGGTCATACGGAAAAATCACTTCCACCTCGTCGTCGGTGACGAGGCCGAGGTCGAGCATCAGTCCGGGCGAGAGGTCGGCGACTCGTCCGGTGTTTTGGTGGGGGCCCCAGTCCGCGGGAAATGCAGCGATCGCGTATCCAGTGGCGGCAGACCTAACCAGCGCGAGATTTTCGCGAAGCATTTCGCGAGGAGTAACATCATAGTCCCACCTGCATGCAATGTAATGAACCCACGGATTAAGTCGCCGCGCCATTCCAGTCGTTCCAGCCGGCGGAAGGGCGAGGAATAGATGCTGGTTGGAAGCGGTGATGACGGCGTCGGTGCCTGGCCAGATGGCGAGGCCTTCGTCGGGAGAGACGCCGGTGTCGTCAGGTCCGCCGAATTCGGAGCACCGACCGCGCGCCGTAAAGAGCGCGCCTGGAGCTTCTGCCTCATGTGGTGGCGGTGTCGGCGCCGTCGCGATTTCTTCACCATCACCCACCAGACAGCTCGCAAGGTTCGTGCAAATCTGCTCGAATTCTTCGGCGTAGAGAAGGCAGTCGGCCTGGCTATCGACAAAACATACTTCCAGCAGCACCGCCGGCGCGTTGGTGTTGTTGAGCACATAGAGGTCGTCGCGCTTCTTGGCGCCTCGATCGATGAAGCCGACCGCGGCGATGGCGTCGGCGAGATCCGCGGCGAGGTCGCCCTGGGTCTTGTAGAGCACCTCAGTGCCCATCGCCTTTTCAGTCATCTGGTAGGCGTTGAAGTGCACGCTGATGTCTAGATCGCGCTGATGCGAGTTGTGCCAGCTCACGATCGTCTTTAAATTTTGATCTTGCGTCGTCGAAGTGTTGTCGTGGAACACGTAGACGATCACGCCGCGGACTTCGAGCTCCTTAGCCAACTGCTCGACTACGGCCCTGGCCTCGTCGACCTCGTCGAGATGGCCGCTGGCGCCTCGCACGATCGAGCCGTGGCCGGATGAAATGCAAATCTTGCGGTAGGTCACGGTCTGGTCCCTCCTGAGCCCTTGCCCAGCTCGCGCGTCATGACGTCGATGACGCGCTTGATCGACTGTTCGTTAGTTTCGATCTGCCGCTCCAGCGAATTGATTTTCAATTTCATCTCGTCCATGCGGCTCACCGTATAAGCAGCTCCACGCTCCTCCATAGTCGAAACCCTGGTCTCAAGCTTCACCATATACGCCAGCAGCGACGCCGCTGCGGCGCCGACCGCTACGAACTGCGCGCCGAGTGCGAGCAGTATGGCCGAGTGCTCGCGGAAGAACGATTTTGTGCCCTCCACCATCATACGTAAAAGGCGAAAGTGCCGTTTGATGTGAAGGTGTGCACCCAATAAATCCCGTTCTTCACCGCGGTGCCGCCGCTGGCGATCTGCGCCGCTGCTGCGTAGCGAATGACGACGACCCCGCCGGAGCCATCTCCACCATGTGCGCCGATAGCGCCAGTGTCGACGGACCCGCCGCCGCCGCAACCGTAATTAATTCCGTCTTCACCGGAGCCGCCGCCTGCGGTTGAACCGCCGCCGCCGCCGCCGCCAGCGCCGCCTGCACCCGGCGTGCCGGGCACGAGAAGACCGCCGCCGCCGCCGCCGCCTGCTGAAATCAGGAGACCGGAAAGAGGCTCGGTGGTGCCAGCCCCGCCAGCTCCTGCGAAGTCGTTAACGTCAATGGTGCCGCCGTCCCCGCCAGCACTGCTGAAGCCGCCCCCGCCGCCGCGCGTAGCGTTGCCGTTTCCGCCGCGGTTGCCCTGACCGGAAGTATTGCTGCCGCCGGCGCTGCCGCCGCCTGGTTTTGTGCCGCCACCGCCTCCGGATCCTCCCGTATTTCCGGAGCTTGGCGACAAAATAGAGCCGCCGCCGCCGCCCCCTATTACTGGGGGGGCAACAACTCCAGTAATGTTGCTAGTCCCGCCGTTAACTCCGGCACTGCTGGAGCTGCTGCCTGGACCGCCGAGCCCGACGGTTACAGCGTAAGACTGTGCGGGGCTGGCCGTGGTGCCTGCAACGTAGCCGCCCCCGCCGCCGCCGCCGCCGCGGTAGCCGCCGCCGCCGCCGCCGGAAATTATAGCCCAGTCGATGCTGGCCGGCCGCTTCCTGCGGCCGCCGAACAGCGCCGAGTGAGATGCTCCCGCCATCAGAATATTCCGTTGCCGGAAATGATCCACGACGTCGCAGTGACTTTGATGGCCGTCGCGATGCCGGCCGAGGGGAGCGTGCGCGTGCCGGTTACTGCGATGGATCCGTTATGCCAATTCAGCGTGTCGGTGTTGATCGCAATCGTCGAGTTGAAGGCGCCGTTGGCGAACGTGATGCAGGTGCCGAGCGGAAACGGCACGGCGGAATTCGCCGGTATCACCGACGCGCTGCTTACTGGCGTGTAGATGCATTTTTGCGCGTCGGTCGCGACAAGGGTGTAGGCCGTCCCGACGCTGTTGATCGGGATGCCGGCGAACAGCTGCGGGTCCAGCGCCTGAAACGACAGCGAGCCGTCGAGCACCCAAGCGCTCCAGGCGCCAGCCGTGGGCTTGGAGCGATAGTAAACCTTGCCTGTCGCGGCGTCGCGCGCCTCCAGCGTAATGCCGGCGCTGTTGACGTAGCTGGTGCCAGTGAAGGCATTGACCGCGGTGCCGCCGCTCGGCGGCGCGCCAGTGGCGCCGAGCGCCGACGAGAACGAGCCCGACACCCACGCCTGGGCGTCGTAATTGACGACGACCTGGTTGCTTTTCTCGGCGCCGAGACTGGCCAGCGCGCCGTCGGCGGTGGTGGCGCCGGTGCCGCCGACCGAGATCGGGCGCGCGGTATTGAGGTCGACCACGACCTCGTTGTTGGAGGTGTTGTAGACCGCGCTCGCAATCGTGGTGCTGGGAACCACGGGAGGGTATGAGAAATAGAAAGTGTTGGTGCCATCGCGGGGCATTACAGGAACTCCTCGACAGTGCCGTCAGGCAGCACGCGGTATTGTTGGGGAGCATTTTGCTGCTGTTGCATTTCTCGTTGCCGCGCGTCCATCGCAGCGGCAATCATCGCGCCGCTCGGGGTGCTTACAGGCCCGCGCATCGTCGCGCTGAAATTGCTCGGTAGTGTCGCGAACTGCTCCTGTGCCAGCGGCGACATCCCACGGATAGCGTTGTCGGCCTCGCTAGCAAGACGTCGCGCGCCGCGGTTAGCGTAGCTGCGCGCACCGGCGCCGACAGCCGCACCACCCGTGGCCAGGGCCGCGCCAACGCCGACGCCTGTCGCGCTCGGCGTGCTCATCAACAGGCTTGGCAGCGTCGCCAGCGCGCCTGCGCCAACACCACCGGCAGCGGCGTTTTTGAGCGACAGCGCGTCGCCTAGCCGCTGTGCGCGATTAATGGCGGGTGTCGCCGTATTGGCGCTCTCCAGTACGCCACGTTCTGTATCGCTGAAGCCGCGCAGCGCGGTCCGGCTGTTGAGCAGTTTTGCGATATTACCGCGGGTTTGCTCCGCACTAAGCTCAGGGCCCGCTGCCTTAGAGGTGTTGAGGCGCCCTGTTGCCACGTCCTTGTCGGCCAGCACCTCTGAGTGCCGCGCCTGGCGGTAGTTGCCGACGGCGTCGCGGACGCTGCGGCCGCTATCAGCTGGCAAGTTTTGATCGATGTAACCAAATAGCGCCTCGCGCGCCTGCATGTTGGCTGGTGCGTTTTGGCCGCGTAGGCCCTGGCCGCGCAGCTGTGTACGTAGCGCGTCGAGATCATGCGACGTCACGAACGGCGCATTTTGCACGCGTTCGAGCTCGCGCGCGAGAACCGCATGCGGGACGGGAGCACTTTCGGGGACTGGATGGAAGCCGCTCTGCCGCAGCTGGTTCTGCACATTCTGCAACAGACTGCGATATTCTTCGCCGGGGTACATCTGCCCGCTCTCACGGTAGTTGCGAAATCCCGCCTCGGCGGCATCATCCAGCGCGCCGATGCTGGGATTAACGACGCCGCCTTTGCCGACCCGGCTGGCGGCGGAGCCGGGGCCGTAGGCGAAGGCGCTCTCAAGCGCGCCGCCGATGTAGGCCGGGTTGCGCGGGTCGGCCGGGATCCTGCCGGTGCGGACGTCATAGGTGTAATCGAACGGCTGCTTGAGCCCACCGAGCAGGCCGGCGTTAGGGTCAAACTGGAGGCTACCGGCCTCGTCTCTGCGAAGTGGCAGCATATTGAAAGTATAAGGCTTGCCGGGAGGCTCCGGTGGTGCAGGCGGCCGGTAGCTCGGCGCCTCCAGGAAGACGTCGCGTTCGCCCGCGCTCGGCGGCGCGGGCGCCTCCTTGGCTTTAGCTCTGGCGTACTCTTCCTCGAACGTCGGCATCAATCATCCTCTCGCGAGACCTTCTTGGCGCGCTCCTCACGGCGCGCGGCGCGTTTGATCTCAAGCATCGCCGCGCCGGGACCGTGGTCGCGGTCGAAAGTGGCGATTGCCTGCGGATCGGTGCGGTACTTCAGCAGCACGTCGACCTGGTCCTGAGGCGCCGTCGGCGGCGCGTCGACCTTGAAGAACCGATGCTGCGGGTCGCCGCGCAAATACTGCTCGCGAACATCCTCATAGCCGGCGATCTTGCCGTGCAGATCCTCGCGCATGGCGTTGATGATGCGCTGCTGGCTCGCGCGCTGCATATCCAGCGTTCCGGTCAGGCCTTTGGCCTGGGCGACATCGCCCTCGGTGACGCGAGGGTCCTTGCCGTTCACCAGCATGACGCCGTAGCTGAGCGTGCTGTCGGATGCCTGCTTGTATTTTTCACTGGCGGCGGCGATCTCGGCCGCGCGCTTGTTGCCGAGCGAAGAACCGATCCGAGCCAGCGCGAGTTTAGCGTCGGCGCCGGATCCCCAGATCACGTCCCCAGTCTTGAGAGCTTCATCGACCGCATGCGCGCTGCGCAGCAGGCCGGAGACTTTCTCCGCCCGCTCTTTTTCGGTTGCGAATTCTTTTAAGAAAGGTTCGCGCTCGCGACCCACTCTGGTCTGAAAATCAGAATTGAGTTTAGCCACCTGCGCTTCGGCTTGGGCCTTGCCGACTTTGGCCTCCAGCTCCTTGCGCTCCTGCGCCAGCCGTTCCGGCAGTCCTTGGAGTTGGATCTGTTTTTCATCGGCTTCTAGGCCGGTCTTGCGGGTGGTGGCGCGATCGCCCGGCAGTCTCTGCCGGTAGAGCTGGTTTTGCTCCTGCTCTTTCAGCCACGCCGAAACATCAGTCTTGTGGCTATCCATCTCGTCAGCGTATTTGGCGCCGATCACCGCCTTCTCCTGATCGATCCTCTGCTGATATGCCGCCTTCACCCTGGCATCGATGTCGGCGTTCAGCATGTGGCCGTATTTAGTCTCGAAAGGACCCATAGCGGGCTTTGGCGGCGGCGTCGGCTGCGGCCGGTCTCTGGGGACATACTCGCCCGGCTGCGCCAGCGGCGCCTTCTGGATCGCGGCGCGCGGATCCTGCGGCGCCTGGGCGATCTGCGGACCAGCCGGCAGGACGGCAGGCTGCGGCTGCTGGAACGTATCTTGGCGCTGCTGGACGCTGTCGCCGACCTGCTGCCCGAGCGGACCCTGCAGCCCGCCGGTAACCGGCGGCGCGTCGCTCTGGACGTCGCCGACGCGACCCGCCGTCGGCGCGAACGCCGGCGGCGGCGCCGGCTGGTTCATGCCGGTGACTTCGCTCAGCAGCGCGTCCTGGCCGCCCCCAGGCGGCGGTGGGCGGCTGGCTAAGGTTGCGGCGACGGCATCCCTGGGGTTCGGCAGCGTCGCGGCGATATTTTTGGCGTTGGCGATCCGCCGGCCGCGATGCTCCCCGCTCGACCGCTCGTAAAACTCGTCGACCGCGGTCGCCGCTTGGCTTGGCGTGCCTGCGGCTGTCACCGCCGCGTAGGCATTGCCCTCGCTCGGCCCGCGATTGGCGTCGCCGATCATCTCGCGGCGCGCAAAGCCCTGTTGGGCTTCGGTCGTGAAGGGGTCGATGCCCCGCTCGGCGGCATACTGCTTCAGCCCAGCCAGCCGCGGCCCGCGCCACTGCGCCGCCCCAAACGCGGTGCCGTTATCGCCGACGACGCCTTTGGGGAGGATGTTTGGCGTGCTCTCAGCCTGCAGGTTGCCGACCAGACCGGCCGCCTGCGGCTGGTTTAAGCCGAGGCCGCCGGGACTTTCTTCTTGAGCGAACGTGTTCCAGTTTTCGGCGTTTGGCGTTATTTCGTCGCCGACCGGAGGCCGCCCGACCGTATTCCGCGGCGGCCGGAACATCGGGCGCGCGTCCGACACTTGGCCAGGAACAGGCGCCGCCGGCGGGGTAGGCGGTATGACCGGCGGAGGCGTTGCGGGCGGCACCGCCGCGACGCCTGGGATGGCCTTGATTTGGGCGTCGGTTGCGGCCGATTGCGCGGCGGCTTCGCCTTCGAGACGCTGCATCAAGCCTTGCTGGCCGAGGGCCTCGCCGATCGCGCTGAGACCCTCGCCGAAGGTCGACGGCGCTTTCCTTTTCTGCATCATTAGCGCCAGGGCCATGCGCTGCCGCAGCGCCTGCACGCTGGCGGGGGAGTTGCCTTCGCCGACAAGGTTGCCTGATATCAGACCTAGAGCCGGGTCAAACATTATACCGCCCTCAAAATATTGCCCATCACCCTGGGAGCGTTGATGTGCTTGACGCCTTTGATCGTGCGCACCGCGCCGCGGTCGAGCTTCTCGACGTCCTGAGCCATCGGTCCGACCCTGCGGCCGGCGCCGTCGGCGCTGTCCTTGTATTCGTATTCGTAGATCGGCAGCTTCTCGCGCTCGGCGTCTTCGTTGTAGGCGAACACGGTGCCGACGCGGTCGATGTTTTTCTTCACGTCGCGATCCGATCTCATGATCGCGCCGGCGCCGAGGCCCATGATGCCGCCCATCATCTGCTGCCAGTTCGAATTCGCGGTCTGGTAGTTGCCTTGCTGCTGGGCGAAATTCTGATTGATCATGCCGCCGATGTCGGTAGTCGGGATTTGCGACGTCGGCGAATTCAACCAGCTAGGCGCCTGCACCGCGCCTCCCGACATCAATGCGCTAATCTCGTTGAGCGGCTGATTGCGCTGCGCGTACTGCTCCTGCAGGTACTGATTGCGCGCCGAATTCGAGGCGTTGAACACGGACTGCTGCTGATTGAGGTTCTGCGCCGCTCCCTGGTTGTAGAACTGAGCCTCTTGCAGGTTTTGATTAAACTGCTGCCCCTGCGCCGCGTTGGCGAAAGCCCCGCGGTCCGCCTGCTGCTGAAAATCCTGCTGCTGCGCGGCGTTGGTGAACGTGCCGCGGCCCAGCGCCTGCTGGTAGGTCTGCCCCTGCGCCGCGTTGGCGAACGTGCCGCGGCCCTGTTCCTGAGTGTAAGCCTGCTGCTGCGCGGAATTTTGAAACCCAGCTTCCTGCGCCGCCATGTCCATCATGCGCTGCTGTTCGGTGCCGGCTTGATTGATGGCGCCGTAGCGCGCGTCGTTGGCCTGCCGATTGTAATTGTCCATCGCCGATGTGTAGGCCTGCGAACCGTAGCGGATGCCCTGATCGGCGAGCTGCTGCTGAATGCGCGACTGCTCAATCTGCAGTTGCGGGTTCATCCGCGCCATCAAACTATCTTCGACGCGCTGGCGGTCGGCGCTGAAATTGTCGGCGGGGCCGTAGCCGCGCGTGATGTCGCCGGCGGCGCCGAAGGTGCTCTGAATAGGCCCGGCGGCTCCGAAATTATACTGGGTATTGCCCTGCGTTTTTCCGATCTGTTTCTGGATCTGACCGGCGTCATCGATGGTCATCCGGGCGCTTGGCGAGTTGGATAGCGACTCGGCGTAGCCTCGATCCGGCGCGCCTGTGAGCGGATTAAACGGCGTCGACAGCAAGTTGCTTACGCGCTGCGACTGCTGATTGCCCATTGTCGCCAAGTTCAGCTGCGTCCCTTCGTTCTGCGCCTGCACCAACTGCTGCTGCGGCGACAGCGTCTGGGTCGAGGTGAACCGCGGGATGTTGTAGGACGCCCCGGTCGATGGATCGGTCCAAGAGTAGGTCCCGGTGACGTCGTAATTGAGCGAGCCCTGCGGCGTCACTTGGTTGATGTTGTTCAGATACGAATTCGCCACCGCGGTCGACACATTGGTGCCGGTCTGCGCCTGCGCCGTTTGGTACGGATTAGGCGGTGTCGGTGCGTCGGGTTTGCCCATGGCTGTCTCCTAGTAGAGCCCCTGTGGGCCCGGCATCTGCGGCACTGGCGGCTGCGGCGCCGCGCCTGGCGGCGGCCCCTGGGGCGGCATCGGCTGCGCCTGCGGGGGAGGCATCGGCGGCGGCGCCAGCGACGTCGGGGGGCCGGGCTGCTGGGGCGGCATCTGGCTCATTAGGGCATTGCCAACCGCGCCGATACCGGCGCCGAGGCTTTGCGGCCTTTGCGGCATCTGCGGCAGCTGACCCTTCCCCGGCGGGTTGTTGATGCCCATCAACGCCATGGTGATGGCGTCGCGCTGATCACCCATTGGATTTCCTGGCATGCTCATTCTGCGGCCTCTCTGACGGGTTCCGGCTTGAAATGGCCGAACCGTCGGTTGAATTTATTCTCCACCCAGTCTTCGAAAGTCAGCGTCGCCACCACGCCGTCGCGGTCGCGGCCGAACATGCGCGGGATCTTGATCAGGGAGTAGCCAAAGCGGGACATCATGTACTGCTGGCGCTCGTCTTCGACGGGGATCCGTTGCACCAGCATCTGGCATTTGCATTCCAGGAACGGGTACTCGAACATCCGGCGGAGTGTTTCACGTGAAAGCCAGGGCTCGCCGGGCAGCGCCGCGGCCGAGATCTCGATGGTGCCGGCTTCCGGGTTCCATTCGTGGTAGACAATGCCGGCGATCAAGTCGCCGCTGTCGACCACGCCGACGGTCTTGATGTTGAAGCCGAAGCCGCGCGCGCAATGCGGGATCAGCCGCGCCACGAAGGCGCTGACAATCCCGTCATGGCCGTAGACGTAGTCGAGGCTCACATCACCCTCCCGGCTGGTAGGAGCCGCCAGGCCCCCACAGGTTCAGCGCGCCGCCGGGATTGTCGACGCTGTAGGGCCGCGAGAAACTATCCGGCATGTCGGCGCCGGGTCCGTACTGGCTCGGCGTCCCAGCGCCGGGGAAGCCAAGGCCGAAGCGGCCTTGGAATGCGCCGCCGTTCATGCCGGGATTGGCGAACCACTGCTCCATGCCGGGGTTGTAGCCTTGGTTCGGCATCGGCGACTGCGAGGTGAAGCCGATATCGCCAGGCAGCGGCTGGCCGTTGTATTGCAGGCCGTAATTGCTCCGATCGCCGGCGTAACTGCCGATGCCGCCGCCGCCCGAAACGGGCCGCACGCCGCCATTGCCGTCCGGCTCCCACTGCTGGTTGCTCGGGCTGTCGCCGACGTAATTGGGGCTCGGGCTGAAGCCGCCGGGGTTGGCGCCGCCGTTGTAGGTATTATACGCAGGCTGCGGCCCCCAGGTCTGGCCGGTGAGCGCATTGTAGTTGCTGGTGTCAGGCGCCGGCAGATCCGACCCGCGCTCGACGCTGCCAGAGGGCGAGGCCTTCATCATCTGATTGTACTGCCACTCCGGCATGCCGCTGGGCGCAGCGCCGAAGCCGCCAGTCTGGCGGCCGTAGGCGGCGCCGAGGCTGGAGTAGTAATCCGTCAGACCGCCGAAGCCGCCGGGGCTGTTTGCCCACGGGTTGAACTGCGCGGCGTTCGGGTTGAAGCCCATTGCGGCGTTGATCTGGTCCGCCGACATCGCCGGCATGCCGGAGTTGCTGCCCGGCATGCCGGCCGTCTGCACCATCGGGTCGAACCAAAAAGACATGCCCGCCTCCTACACCGTGACCGCGAGACGCTCGAATACGCCCGCGGTCGAGACAATTTCCACGCCAGGCTTAGTTC